GAAGCCGCCACCCGTGCGGACGTGGACAATTACTTTGGCCGCATCAGCGATGCCGTCCCGCAGCAGCGCTACATGCTCCACACGCAGGAGCTAATCGACTCTTGGCTCATCGACATGAAGCTCTGCATCGCGCAGACCATGGCGCTGGCGCAACAGTATATGACTCCCGAGGAGGTCGCGCGCATCACCGGCAATGCCCAGTTGGCATTCAACGCATCGCCCCAAGACATCCGGGGCCGCTTCGACATTACCGCTGAGTTTGACGCGCGCCTCCTCGACAACGAAGCCCTCGGCGCAAAGCTCGACTACTTGGCCAAGGTGCTTGTTCCTCTCGACAGCTTCGGCGTCATCGACCGCGCCGGCTTGGTCAAATACATGTTCCAAGCCGTAGACCCGAATCTCGCCGGCCTCTTGGTCCAAGACATCGGCGCCGCCACCGCCGCCGAGCAGGAAGACGAACAGACCGCCTTCGCAAAAATCGCCGCAGGCACCGAACCCCCGCTCAAGGAGGGCGGCCAAAACGCGCAAGTCCGCCTGCAAACTTTGCAGACGATCATTCAGTCCAACCCCGCCGTCCAACAGCGGTATCAACAAGACGAAATCTTCCGCTCGATGATCGACGCAAGGGCACAGGCTTTCCAATTCCAACTGCAACAGCAGCAAAACGCCGTCATCGGCCGCACCGGCGCCCAGCCCGCGCTGCAAAAGATGGCACAAGAGCAGCAACTCGGCATGACCGCCGCGCCAGCGGCCTAACACTCACTCAGGTTTCAAGTTTCAGACCTCATCCCTCTTTGCCCCATGCACCCGAACGTCTCCGTCAGAAACATCGCCGGTCTAAACATCCCGCAGCACAACGCGGTTGAGCTGAATTACGTCTCCACGACAAACAATCTTTCCACGGTGGTCTACAAAGAAGGCAGCCAGACAGTTGCCACGCTCACCTTCACCTATGTCGGCGGCACGCCGTCCAGCGATGACGCAAAGATCGCCACAGTGACCCGCAGCTAATGGCCATCAAGTTCAATCCGCTGACAGGAAACTTCGACTTCACCGGCTCCGGTGGCGGCGGCGGTGCGTCCTACATCGACGGCGAGGTGGCTGTCTATGCAGACCTAAGCCTAAGCAGCACCACGGCCCCGCTCAACAGCGCATGGCTAGTGCGCGGCAACAGCGGCGTGTGGCCCTTCAACAAACCGGCAGGCATCTACTATCGCAGCGCCACCGCTGGCGTCTCCCGCGATGCCGACTACACCTACGGCGGCACGCTGGGTGACGTGTTCGCAGATAACGTCTTTTTGCTTTATGACAACAGCGACAGCACCCGCAACCTCCAGTTCGACCTCGGCAGCATCACCACCGGCACCACCCGCACGCTGACCGTGCCGGACGCCTCCGGCACCATCGCGCTCAACCCCATGACCGCCGCCGGTGACATCATTGTCGGCGGCACCAGCGGATCGCCTACTCGCCTTGCCCTTGGCACGGCCAGCCAGCAGCTCCGCGTCAACAGTGGCGCCACCGCTCTGGAATACTTCACGCCAGCGGGCGGCGGCTCCAAGACACTCGCCCGCTTCAACGCCATGGACGCGCAGCCCAGCGCCACGTCCAACTTCGCCACCATCGACACGCGCAACAACATCGCCGTGCTCGAATTCGATGGAGGCAGCACGAACGAAGAGACCTCTTTCGTCAGCATCATCCCCGAAGGCGCCAACCTCGCCAGCGGCATCAGCGTCCGCATCTTTTGGATGGCTGACACCGCCACCAGCGGACAGTGCCGCTTCGGCATCCAGTTCGAGAAGAACGGCACCGACATGGATTCCGACTCCTTCGACACTGCCACCGAGGCCAACACCGCCGCCACCAACGGCACCAGCGGCATTGAAACCGTCACCGAGATCACCTGCACCAACATCGACTCCTTGGCCGCAGGCGACCGCTTCCGCATGAAGCTCTATCGGGACGCCTCCGACACCACCAACGACACCATGACCGGAGACTGCCAAGTCACCGCCGTCGAATTGCGCCAAGTCGCCTAACGCCATGGCTTACGATTTCGCATCTGGAACAACGCAATACCTGTCTGCGTCCAATCCCGTCAGCCAAGCGCCGCTAACGATTAGTGCGTGGGCCAAATTTAATGCAACAAGCGGCAACAGGGCGGTTGTCTGTCTTAATCAAAATTCCGGCACAAACAGATTTGTTTTATATTCAAACGGATCAAATTTGAGTTTTTTCGTCAACAGTGCCGCTGGTTTTGCACAACCGGGTATTTCTGGCGTCAATTCCACAAACACTTGGTATCACTGCTGCGCCGTCGAAGAGTCTTCTACCAGCAGATATGTTTACTTGAACGGCACGGCCAGCACACAAAACACAACTGACCGCACGCCATCTGGAATCAACGCCATCAATATAGGCGTTGACGTTGTGAACAATTCAGCAAGCAGCGTAACCAACGGCCAAGTTGGAGAGGTCGGCGTTTGGAATGTGGCTTTGACCGCCGCCGAAATCGCCTCCCTTGCCAAAGGTGTCACCTGCGACAAAGTCCGCCCGCAGTCCCTCGTCTTCTACGCCCCGCTCGTTCGTGAACTCATCGACGTGCGCGGCGGACGCACCATCACCAACAACAACACGGCCACCGTCGCCGTCCATCCGAGGGTTTACACATGAGCCTGTATTACCGCCTCGAAGACCCCAGCGACCTCCGCGACTTGGCCGAAGCCATGTCCGCATGGATCGCCGCCGGAAATCCCAAGGCCGCCGCATGGGCATCCGCACCGCCCAAACCCAGCGACGATGCCATCTGGAACAACGGCCAATGGCAAACCCCAGCGCCCGCGACCTACACCGCCGAAGAACACCTCCGCAGTGTCGGCCTCGCGGGCGACCGCCAGCCCACACTTTTGTATCTGCGCCAGTCCCTCACCGCCGCAGGCAAAACCTGCGCCGAGCTGGACGCCGTCGAGCAATACTTGCAGCAAGTCCTCACCATGTTCGCCGCCGATCCGTCGCCTCGCAACGACTGGCCGAATCCCAGCGTCACCTTTGAAGCCGCCGTGCAGTCGGCCATGAACGCACTCAACAGCTAATGCGCACTGTAACTCTACAATCCATCCTCCTCCGCGCATGGCAGCGCGTCGGCAACGATGCGTCCACCATCGACGCCATCCCATCCGGCGCAAGAACCATGATGGTCGCCGCCGCCAACGAACGCATCAGCGACTGCTGGGAGTGGGCCGACTGGCCGGAACTCATGCGCGTCGAAAGCCGCACCGTGCAGGGCGATGCTACGAACGGCTATTACATCGACTACGAGCAGAGCGGCCAGACCGCCATGGGAGAGGTCTTTGGCGTTTTAAGAGACAACCCTGCAACCCACGCCGCGCCCCGCGCCATTGGCTTTACGCTCCTTGGAGATGCCATTCGCTTCCCCGAAGACACCGACCTGCCAACCACCGTCTGGGTCAACTACCGCATCCGCCCGACCGAATACTCAGCAAGCAACCTCACAGCAACCGTGCCCGCCGTCATAGCAAAAGCAGTCGCCCTTATGCTGACCTCCGACCTCCTCACCGAAGACGGCCAGCTCGACAAGGCACTCGCCATGGAACAGCTCGCCGAGTCCGAGCTGATCTCGCAAAGGGACAAATACTATTTCCAACAGGGCCAACCATCCATGTGGACCGCCCGCGTCAACCAATACTAAATTATGCACCCGAATACCCGCATCACCAACCGCACGTCCGGCAGCCAATTCATCGGCGACACCAACACCGTCACCGCTGACATCGTCTCCATCGACGTGATGACCGACACCAAGTTCCACACGCTGACCGGCAACCTCACCGGCGCCGCGAACGCCACCGAGGCCAGCGCCGCGCTCATCAAGGCCGGAACGACCCTCGACGGCTTCTTCAGCGCCATCAAGCTGCACAGCGGAACGGTCATCGCTTACCGCAAGTAAATCCATTGAGGAGCCGCGCGATGAGCTTGCAGTATTTTCATCACAACTTCAGCACGACGGAAAAAGGCGTCATCGGCACCGCTACGTCTATCGGCTCATCAGTCTTCTCGCTGCTCCCTCACCTCGAAACAACCCTGCGTGTGGCGGGTCTAATCATCGGTATTTGTGTCGGCGTGGCGACACTCATCAGCGTTGTCCACGACATTCAAAAGAAACGGAAGGAACTCAACAAATGAGAAACTGGAAAACAACAACCATCGGCATCCTGACCATCATCATCGCCATCGCCACCGGCGCCAAAGAATACCTCGCCACGGACGCGCTGCCCGACCTCGGACTTATCGTCACGTCGATCCTCGCCGGATGGGGCTTGGTGCAGGCGAAAGACAACAACGCCCGACTCTAATGCGGTGCCGCCCCCAGTTCGCCTTCACGCTCGCCGCCGCACTAGTGCTTGGTGGATGCGTAACCATTCCTCTTCCGCCCATGGACGGCGAGAAAACGCAAGCCGGCGACTGGGGCAGCATCAAGGTGATGATCACCTACGTTCCCAACATCAACAACCTCGTCCAGTCCTACAAGGAGTGGAAAAAGCCCGAACAATGAAAAACTTCCTAGAACGCCAACTCGTCCGCCTGCTGCTTTCGCGCGGCGGTCCCCTGCTCCAAAAGCTCGTCACGGCTGCCGCCGCTGCCGCCATCACCTACCTCGCCACCAAAAGCGGCTTCGATGTCCGCGCTCTTGGTCTCAACGAGGCGGTAGTTGCCGGTGTCATTTGGGGCATCATCGACGTGATCGTCACCAAGCTGCCCGCGAACATTCTCAAGGACTACGGACGCCAGATCCAAGCGCTTCTCAACACACACGGACGCGGTCAGCACCTCAAGCTCGACGGCTATGTCGGCCCCGTGACCGTTGAAGCCGCCGCCGAACTCGCTAACCCGCGATGATCCCAAAAAACCGACCACAGCAGAAACGGATCGACACCGAGCGGCAGCTAAAGTCCGCCGGTGTCAGTGATCCAGTGTGCTTGGTCGGCATTCGCGGCTACTACCGCGATAGTATGGGGGCCAAAGGCCGACAGGACCGTGGAATCTATGACGACGCCATCATCCTTGTCTCGCCCAACGCCCACGTTGCCTTCAACGCCAATGTCGATCCGGCCAATTACGGCATCAATCCCAAGGTTCGCAAAGGATATGCCAGCCTCAAGCAAGGCGTCTGGCGCTACAAGCTGGGCAAGCACGGCATTCGGAGCGGCAACCCTTACAGGGCTTTGGTGCAAGGCGGTCCAGTCACCGTCAGCCGCGACGGCGGGCAAGAGGAGACCGGATGGTTTGGCATCAATATCCACAAGGGAAGCAACCGAAGCGTGAGCAGCGAGGGCTGTCAGACAATCCCGCCGGCCCAATGGCCCGCCTTCATCACGCTCGTTGAGACTGAACTTAAGCGCAACAACGCCAAGACCGTCAGCTACGTCCTCACCCAGCCGCGAAAGGATATCGCCGCCTAATGGCCCTCGAAAGTCCAGTCCTCCGCGATGGCGATGCCGGTTTCATCGGCTTCGCATCCCGCGTGAATCCCGTGACCTTGCCCGCCGGCATGTTGCAGGACTCGGTCAACATGCGGCTGGACCGTGGCGTGGCGACAACGCGCAAGGGCAGCAAGCGCCTAACAGACACCATCGGCACGACCGGCGCCCCGCTGACGCTTGACTTTCCGCTGGGCACCGACAAAAGCGTCACCTCAATCACCCGCAGCTCGACCACGGCCACCGTCACCGCAACCGCGCACGGCTTCACCACCGGCGACCAAGTGAACATTCGCGGCGCCGTGCAGGCGGACTACAACGGCGACTTCATCGTCACAGTCACGGGCGCCGACAACTTCACCTACACCGTGAGCGGATCTCCGGCGACACCGGCCACCGGCACAATAGTCGCCAACAACGGCCCCGAAGTCCGCGACAGCTACGACGGCGGACTGTATGCCGCCACAGTCTTCGCCTCGCAGAACTACGACAACGCCAGCGAATACATCGCCATGGCCGGATCGGATAGCGTGACCTTGTGGAAGCAGGGCGCCAGTCCGGTGGTCAAATCTTTCCCCAACTCGCCGAACGAGCGCATCGAGGCGACCGACACCGTCTCCATGCTGCAAGCCTACGACCGGCTCTACGTTTTCCGCGAAGCTGCACAGACCGGAAATTATGCGGGCAAACTCACCAATGCGTCCGGCATCACTGTGTCTTCGACCACGGCCACGGTGAACGTGGACGCCCATGCGTATCCCGAAGGAGCCACGGTGCGCATTGAGGGAAGCACCACGGCCGCGTTCGACGGCCACGAATTTCGCGTGCTCGGCACAGGTCTCACGACAAATGCTTTTCAGATCACCGTGCCGGCACTCACCGCGACCCACGCCGCCGCAGGGATCAAGGTCCGCCGCGTTAAGCCGCCGCTCTATTGGGACGGAGGCAGCGGCAACTTCGTCCGCGCCGCCGCAGGCGTGCCCAGCGAAGGCGTCACCTACACCCGCATGCCATCTGTCGGCTGGGCGAGCTACCACAACAACCGCCTCTGGCTGGCCAAGAACCGCGACACGGTCGGCATCAGCGACGCTCTCGACCCCGACCTTTACGATCCGTTTTGGAATAGCTTCCGCGCAGGCGCTGGCGGCGATGACCGCATTGTCGCCGTCCATCCATGGGTAGAGGGACAGGCGCTCGTCTTCTGCCGCAAGTCTATCTGGCTCGCCACGCTCAACCAGTTTGCCTCCACCGATGGCGGCGACTTCTCGGTGGACACTCCGGTTTCGACACTCACGCTGCTCACCAACGAAATCGGCTGCTCGGCGCGCAACACCATCGTGACCGCCGGACAATTCGTTTTCTTCCTGTCTGACGCTGGCATCTACCGCCTCGACAGCCGCCTCGACTTGAAGTTGCGCGGCGACACTACGCCGCTATCCGAACCCATCGCCGACCTCTTCAGCACGGTGGTTCAGTCCCGCGTCGAGAAAGCCGCCTTCGCCATCTGGCATAACAACCGCTACCTCATCGCGCTGCCTACCAGCACCGACCCGCTCGATGGCAATCAGCTTGTCCTCGCATTCAATTCGTTAAACCAGCAGTGGGAATACCGCGACATCTTTCCGGCCAGCAGCAGCGTCAATCAGATCATGGTGGCGACCTACAACAACCAGCGCCGCGTCTTCAGTATCCCGCGCTCCGGCAATCTTTACATTCTTGAAGAGAACGACAACGCCCGCGACGACAACGCAGTGAACGGCGGCACCAGCCTTGTCACCGGCCGCATCCGCACGCGGCGCTACGGCTTCGGCAGCATGCAGACCAAGCGGTTTGTGCGCAGCCTCGCCGATGTCGTCCTGCCCGACACCGCCGGAATCACGGTCAAGGCGCTGACGATCAATCCCGACGCCGACATTACGCTCGTTCCGGGCCAGACCAACACCTCGGGCTTGAGCGAAGACTACACTTTGAAGCAACCGATTCGCGCCAAGGCGCACTACTGCGAATTGCAATTTGAAACCACGGCCAACCGGCCGGAAATCCGCAACGTGAGCGTGGAGGCAGCCGGCCCGAGCCTGCCGCCGACTGAGACAAGGAATGCAGCTTAACAACTAAGGAGAACTAATATGGCAACAGTGACAGCAGGATATACATGGACGAGCGGCGAGACCGTGACACCGGCGAAGCTCAACTCAGCGGCGGCGCCAACGGTGGCGGTGGCCAACGATGAGATCACCACGGCAAAGATTTTGGACGCAAATGTGACAGCGGCCAAGCTGGCCAGCAATGCCGTGGAGACGGCGAAGATTTTGGATGCCAACGTCACTCAAGCAAAGCTCGCAGCAAATGTCGCTGGCACTGGTCCGGTGTTTAGGGCCAGACAGTCATCGGCGCAGACGCTGTCTGTCAGCGCAAGCGCGGCAAAAGTAAATTTGCAATCAGAGGACATCGACACGGCCTCTTGCTTCGACACATCAACCTCTAGGTTCACTCCAAATGTTGCAGGATATTACTACTTTTACGGTCAGTTCAGAATTAACAACGCCGGAATTGTTGTTCAGGCCAGAATCCATAAGAACGGAAGCCTTGCTGCTGCTGGTATTGGCGCAGACGTAAATACGTCCTCCGTCTCGGACATAATCTATATGAACGGCACAACGGATTACGTTGAGCTGTTTGCAATTCATTTCGGAGCCGCCAGCCAAACAATAACAGCGCTGGGTATTGACACGTTTTTCACGGGCTATCTCGCCCGCGCTGCGTAATGACCCCATGGCAAAAAGCAAGGCAATGGTGGGACGACAACTCGACCGACGAGACCTTCGAGGAAACGCTCGGATGGCACATGTCGCACGGCGTGCTGCATGCCACGCCGGAACTCTTCATGTTGGCACGCGAGGTATACTGGGATGCAGAGACGGAGGAGATGCACGATGACCGCGAGCCGAACGCTTGGTTCGTGGAGCTGGCTGCTTCTACTCGCTGCGCAAACCCTGTGCGGGAGTGCATGCGCGTGGTCCCGCATCCGCAGCAATACGCGCTGTGGTGCCGGCATAACACATTTGAAATCAAAGCCCATGACTGGGCGAAACTAGCAAAGAAAGTGAGGCTATAATTATGGGAGGTGGAGGAGGAAAAAAACGAAAGAAGCCGCAGGTGCATCACCCTGCGCCCTTGGACGTTAAGGCAATCATGCAGGCCGGCAGCGAAGCCGCCGTGAAGCAGATCCAAGAGGAATACCGGCAACTCATCGCCAATTACCCCACGCTGGAAAACCTGTCTTTCGGCACGGTGGAGCGCATCCGTGGACTGCTCAACAACCAAGAGACGCAAGACGCGCAGTCCGCCGTGCGCCGCGCCATGGCGTTGAGCCGACCGGAGGACGCAGAGCCTACGAGCATCGAGCGACGACTCTACGACGACACCGAGCGCGACTTGGCGCTTGGCCGCTCGCTCTCACCGGAGCAAGAGCGCGCAGCACAGCAGTCCGCCCGCGCCGCTTTCGCGGCAAGAGGCTTGGGCACGTCGATGGGCAGCAGCGCCGCCGAGATCCTCAACCGTGACGCCATGGCTACTCAGCGAGAAGCCGAGCGGAGGGCGGCTGCGTCTCAGGCGAACAACATGATGATGGGCAATGTCATGAACCGTCGCGGCATGATGGCCGACAACCTCTACGCCGGCGCCGGAAACTTGCTGGCGGTTGATCCGCAGAACCGCGCGCTGGGCATCGGGCTGCAAAGCGCCCAGAACCAGCAGGGCATGATGATGAACCAGATCGGCAGCGCGTTCGCTGGCGCCAACCAAATGGCGGGCAACGCGGCGAGCTTCAACTTCAACGCGCAGGAAAGCCGCAACAATGCCGCGCTGAACAACTGGGCGTCCATGCGTTCCGCGCAAATGCAAGCCGGCGCGGCCAACAACTCGGCGACCATGGGCATGATCGGCAGTGGCGTTGGTGCTGCGGCTGGTCTGGCCGTTGTGGGCATTGCCATCTAATGACAAAATTAGTTTCAGAGACGTGTGGCAAGATTGAGCGTTGGCTGGGCGCCAGCGCCAGCCCCGTCGTGCTTTGGAGCGGCGGCAAGGATTCAACGGCGATGCTGCACCTGATCCACCATAAGGTCGGGGCGAAGTTGCCGGTGATCCAGTGGCGTGAACCGCGCTTCCGGCACCGTTACGCTTACTCAGACATGCTCGCCCAAGCGTGGGATCTGGAGATGTATGACTATGCTCCGAGCGGATACGCCATCACCGATGGACATGATATCGAAACCGGAATCCCGCGTTTTGATTTTGTAAAGTTCTACGAAATGGCGCCGAACAAAGTGATGTCGCTGTGCCTAGGAACTGAATATCCGAAAGACGGCGAGCCATATCTGTGCGGGCTGGAAGCCCTGAAGCGCCCAACCGGCACATTCAACTTCCCGTGGGACGCCGCCTTCCACGGCCAAAAAAGCGCCGACGTGGATCTCATCAAAGGCCAAGTGCCGCTCGCGCAGGACGCTTTGGTGCAGGTCGGTGTGCCGACCCAATACTACCCAATGCGCCACTGGTCGGATGCCGACGTGTGGAATTACCTCGAAGCCGAAGGCGTGCCCAACGACGAGACGCGCTACGAGAAGGCGGACGGCGTGTGGCGACACCGGAAGGACAAGAGCGCAAACAGCGACTACTATCCGGTGTGCTGGAACTGCGTGAACCGCCACCTCGGCGGCACCGTCTGGTGCCCGAAGAATCAATGCGAGACGAACAACATCAGCCATCTAGCACCCTACATCGACCTGCAATCGGAGGCGCAGGGCTTCCGCCCGACGTGGAGCGATTCGACTGTCAACGGTGTGGCGCATGCTGCAGTCACAAGTGGAGCTGGCCAGTCTTACGACGAGACCGATCTGACGCCGCTGGCATCCCGCAATGGATGCTTAGAGACGACTACCCTTTGATGAAGACGACGAACAACCGCTGCGTGGCGCTGACCGGCGAAGTCGGATGCGGCGTCTCTTGCTCAATTTACAACAACCGACCAAACGCCTGCCGCGCGTTTGTGGCGGGATCACAACTGTGCCTTGAGGCACGGGCTGCGGCGGGAATTAAGGAGGAATAAAATTATGTTCGGGTATGCACCTACAGTAAATGATGAGAGCGGAGCGATCCGCGGACAGGGAATTGTCAACTCGGCGCAGATGAATGCGCAGGCGAAGGTCCAACTGGCTAATGATATCGGCGGGGCTTTGGTTAGTTTGGCGGGGGCTTATGGGCAGATGCAGGGCACCAAAGCCAAGGGAAAGAACTTCAAAAAGTTCATGGGCATGGCCGGAGAGACCTTTGGCTTTGATGAGAACCAACTCAGCGCCTTTACCGATATGGAGGACTACGATGCCGGCATGATGCTCGACAACTTCGGATCGTGGATGCCCTCCATGGCCAATGCGCAGCTTGGCAAGCAGCGGATGGAGCAGGCCCCCGTCATGCAGGCCCAGAAGGTCACCGACCAGCGCGACATCATGTACGAGCGCGAGCAACTGGCCCGCGAGCGGCAGGCGATGAGTACGCCGCCGGCGCCCGCCGCCGTTACCGTTCCTCCAGCCATGCGCCGATTTGGACCCTAATCAATTATGAGCAGCCCACGACGACTACCGCCAGCGGTTGAGCCGGACCTACCGCAAGACCCGAACGCCCTCCTTGATCCCAACGAAGAGCCGGTGCCGCCGGAGGTTCTGAACGGGTCTGTGCTGGATCAGGACAATCGTTTTTACGATGACCTCTACAACGACTCTGGCGCCGCACCGCAGGAGGTTATCGATGACGTGTTGCCGGAGGTCCGCCGCGCCGAACCCGCGCCGCGGGAAGTGACGTCGTCCACCATGGACTTATCGTTCATCAACAAGCTCAACGACCCCAACCTGACGCAAGAGCAGGCCGCGGCGGAATACAACAAGCTGCCGCCGGCACTGCGCTATGTCTATGACCGTGTGGCGGACTTCTCGTACAACAACGCAGACACGCAGACACCCGCGCAGCTTGATCCGCGGGATGCTAACCGATGGCTGGATGAGTTTTATCAGACGCAGGACCGGATTGCGCTGCAGCAACAGGGGCCGCAGGCCCAAAGCCTGCAGAAGTTGCAGGCCGAAAAGGCGCAAAAGACGGTGGAGATGTCGAACGACATTCTTTCAATTATGGACCGCCTGCGCGGGTTCAAGAAAGGTGAAGAGGGTTCCGAAAAAAAGACGCCGAAGTATTTTGGGCGCGTTGGAACCTTTGACAGCCTTTTGCCAGCAGCGACCAGCGGAGATAGGGCCGGCTGGTATATCGACCACAAGACTTTGGAGGACACGCTTGCATTGGCCGAAGCTCAAGCAAACCGAGGCCAGGGCAACTTCACCGAAACGGAGCGGCTTATGCTTCGCTCTGCTGCGACGGGCGGCCTCAACTACGGCCGCGATGATGCGTCCTATGCTCAGATCTTTGAGGGCATGTACGACATGTTCAAGAACAAGGCAGAGGAACAAAAAGCAATCGCAAGCCCCGCCCAGGGCGCCCCGGCGGCGGCTGCGCCACAAACCAAAAAGGTCGGCAATCAAACCTGGGTCAGAACTCCTGACGGATGGCTACCGCAACGATAACACGTCCCCTCACTGACGAGGAGATGAACGCCCTCGAGCAGCAGGCGCAGGCGTCAGAGTCGTTCTGGGGCACCGTGGCCGGCGTGCCGCGGGAGGAGCCGCTCTCGGACGCGCAGGTGGAGTCCGCGGAAATGCGCAGCGGCACCGGCACGGCGCTGCAGCAGACATCGTTTGGGAGGGCGACCGATCCCGCAGCTCCGCAGCTACCGGAGCAGGAGCAGCGTCCGCTCTCGGACTGGGAGATGGAGGAGTTGGAAGACCAGACGGTGCGCGACCCGTCTTATATCCCGACGTTCAACGAGTGGGATTCTTGGGATCAAAAGCGGGCGGCGCGGTCGAGTGCGGTGAATGGTTTCTTTCAAGGCGCCGGATCGATTGCCAGCGCGTTGGGCGGCGTGGTCTGGAGCCTGGGCAAGTTGCCTGGTGACTTCGTGTTCCGCGGGTTTGGGCCGGCGTACGACACGATGGTGCATAGCTTGGCCGAGGGCGCGCGGCGATCGGGCGTGGGGCTGGCTGAGATTATTAATTACGCGGGCGATGTCTACGCGGACAGTAGCAGCGACATCCGCCGCAGCGCGGCGATCAATGACAAAATCCGGCAGCAGCTCGCCGCGGAGAACAAATTCACCGGCAACGCGCAGCAGGATGAGGCGATCCTTGAACAGGCGATCAATGAGGCGCGTGCCGCGGGTCTTTATGGCAAGACGCCGGAGGAGACTGCCGCGCAGGCGCAGGAGGATCGCAAGACGGCGTACGACCGCTTCGTGCGCAACCGGGCGCTGGAGCAGGAGTTTCTCGGCATTGGCAATTTTACGATGGGCAACGATCCCATCGAGACGGGACGCATTTTCGGACCCAAGACGGTCGGCGGCCAGCCGTCGCAGATCACCGCGGAGTCGGTGACGAAGCGGGCTTACGGCATCGATGACTCGAAGGTGGACGAAGGGCTGGCGACCTTCGGCATGCTGGCGCTGGACCCGATGGCGATTTTGCCGATGGGCGCGGGCGGCCTTTCCAAGCTGCGGGCGCTGCGGCGCATTTCGATTTTGGCCGACAAGCCGCTGGGCGGCGTGGCCAAGAGCGCGGGCTGGGCGGCGACCAAGGCCGAGAACCTGCAAGACCGGTTGATGCGCGCTGGCCTGACGAGTGACCGCTTGGCTAAGGCTTCCTTCGGTGTGGCGGTTGGTTCCGGCGCGCTGGGATTTTCGCAGAACAATGACGTAGCCAAGGGCATTGCCTTGGCCGCCGCGGTGCTGCCGGCGGTGCGCAAAAGCGGCGGCATCCTGCGCGGCGTGGAGTCCGCGGCGCAGTCGGGCCAGATGGTCGTGAAGGAAATGGGCGTGGGCGGCGTGGGCGTATTTCGCGCGGACTCGGCGTCTAGGCTGGCGGACGATGCGGCGATCCCCGGGCGCTACCGCGAGGCAATGCGCGGATTCTTTTCGGGACCGGAAAGCTCGCTCAAGAGGGCTTCGCAGAACGAGGGCATGTCACTGCGGGCGCGCAGGACATTGGGGACGCTCGATAACACGGGCGTGACGCAGGCGTTCCGATTGGCCGATGACGCCGTGTCCGGCGGACTAGCGGGCGCCGCGGTGGCCTCGCCGTTTGCTTTGATTGCGCCGGAGGACCAGCAGTCGCAGATTTTTGGCGCCATTGCCACAATGGGCGCCGCGGGCGGATTGATTGGCGGACCCTTGGCGCGTCGCACGCAGATGATCGACGCGGACATCGCGCGCATGCTGGCCGACGTGGACGCGGCGGGCGGTGACGCAGCCTACTTCTCCCAACTGCCGCACGAAACATTGGCCCGCCACGCTGCTATGCAGGGCGTGGTGTCCACCAAGGTAGACTGGGTGCCGCTGTCGGCGCAGGATTACGCAGCCAACCTCGCCATGCCGGCGGCTAGTCGTGAGACGACCAAGGGGCTTTTTGTCGATGCCTCGGATGGCAACCGGCCGCGCATCTTCCTCGACATCGATCAGCTCGCCTCGGGCGATGTGGCCGGCCACGAAATCGGCCACGCCATCCTCAAGAGCGACATCCTGGGCGGTGAGATCAAGAACAACATGCGCAACCAGGTCAACGTGCAGTATGGCCAAGACGGTGTGCAGGCCCGCGGGCGCGAGTATTTGGCCAGCATCATGGCGCGTGAAGTCGAGGCGGGCGTGACCGGCATCAAGCCGGAGGTGCTGACAGATGCGGAAATGCAGCGGGTGGCCAATGGCGCTTCGCCGGAGGACATCGTGCGGGCGCGCTGGGAAGATCCGCAGATGCGGCAGCGCATGATCGACGAGCGCATCGAGGACAAGAATCAGCGCGACCTCGCCGAGGGCAACATGGAGTGGGACTGGGCGCGGGACGAGATCGCCGCGGAGACATTCTCCGGGCTGTCGGGAGGCATTGATTTCCGCCGCATGCGCGAGGGCGGGCCGCTCGCCGGTATGCTTGGTGCAGCCAGCGGACTCTTTGACATGATGGGTGCGAAGTTCCGCGGCAACGGCCGGCTGGAAACGCCGAACCGGGTTTTCGAGGAGAATCCGCTGTTTGACACGCCAGAGATGCGCCGAGCGGTGACCAACTATACGAAACAATTTGAGCGCTACCTGGTCGGCATGGAGCGAGACTCGGCGCCGAAAAAGCGCGGCACGAAGGTGGCGCCGACCGGCAAGGCCAGCGAGGCGGCGCGCAGTCCGCATAACCGCGTCTATCAAAACGGAGCGGTGGTAGAGAACGACATCTTTATCTTGGACGCGAACGGCAACCCGATGCCGAAGTCGCAGCAGCAGGTCAACACGCAGGAGAAGGCGCGGGCGGCAACGCTCAAGTCGATCAACACGCGCACACGCCTGGTGCCGGTGCATAGTGCCGAGTGGGGCGCCCGCAAGGTGGGCAACCGCGTGGAAGTCGGCGGGCCTAATCTTCCGCTGCAGTTCGACAACTTCGTGCAGGTGCCGCAGTGGCTGCGGACCAAGGCGCGGGAGTTTGAAGCGGGGCGCCGCACCGGGCAAAGCTACCGCGTTTCGTACAACGCCATCGGCACCGGAGCGAGCGGAAGCTACAAGGTGAGCAACCTGGGCAACGTCGAGGCGATCACCCGCGAGGTGGTGCCTTTCGGATGGCAGCTCTCGGACAAGAACCACCTGCTGGCCAAGGTCATCGACCTCGACGCCTTCCGCGCCGCGGCGATCCGCGCGGTGGACCGCGGAGAGTTGCCGGAGTTTAACAACAACGTCAAAGACGTTGAATCCGGCCTCAAGGTGCTGCTCAAGAATCACGAAGACGGACTGCCTGGCGAGACCAACCTCGGAGCGCAGAAAAAAAACCTGCTCAACGGACTGCTCGGCACCGGCACGCCCACGCAGAAGGCGGCCAACCCGCTTTACGGCGATCTGAACCCCAAGGGCAGTATCCGCACGTTCCGTTTCGACCGACTCAACTACGCCGATCCCTTCGGCACCGGCTACTTCCCACACTACCACAAGATCAACACCAATGCGCTGCCGCGCGAGGTGGGCGTGATGTCGCTGGACGAGTGGCGTCAATTCGACGCTGACCGCAAGAGCGCTTACTTGAACCAGCAGGCCGCGCGCCGCGGCTACAGCAACGCGACCAACTGGCAGGGCGCTGACGCCGCCGGCTTCCGCGCGGCCGATGCCGAGTATCGCCGCGAGTTCCCGGTGCCGAACGAGCGACCGGCAGAGGGTGCGGCGTTGCCGCGGGATGCGCGGGCGACGCCGGACACCCAGCTAGACCCGATTGAAGATTCGGCGAGAAGGATTCACGCGGTCTACGACAAATCGCTTTTGGCCAAGGACCGCGACTCTGCGCTCTATCCAAAGAATCCAGTGCCGGGCAGCGTTGTTCTTCCGCCTCGCTACGGCTTAGTTGGCAACGCCCCGGGCATGCCCCGAAATTTCACCGAGGTGCGCGAGCTGGTTAAGCTGCTTGCAGATCGTGTCGAGGACACGGGAAGGCGCGACGTTCCATTTGCGCAGAAGAGCGCTCGCTTTTATTCCGACATGGCCAACGAGGCGGTTAGCCTAGCCGAAATTGTAGACCCGAAATCAACCGGCACCGCGCGCTTTAATCGCGCCGACGAGATGCTCCGGTATTTGGCTCTTGGCAGCCAGCGCACCAACGTCCCGGTCAATAGCACCAAGTCGGCCGGCGCCGCGGCCAGCGTGGTCGGCGACTTTACGGCCGGCTACAAGATGGGGTTTGGAGAGGCGCAGCGAGCAACGCGCCAAGCGCAGTCTGATTTTAAGGAAGGCAAACACTTTAACTTGGACATGAAAGGCGTGCAGGACAAGGTGCGCACGTTTTACATCAACGGGCTTTCGGAGTTGATCGAGGTGGCCCGCAAGGCCGGTGACACCGCGGCGGTCGAAATGCTCGAGACACGCGCGGCTAAGTCGCTAAAGCTCGTTGACCAGAACACCTCCAAGCTAACGCCGCAGCAACTTGCAGAGACCGAGCGCATCCTGGCCGGCAAGGCGACCATCGATATGTGGGACATGGCGGCCAAGCGGGTGGCGGTGCCAGGATACATCCTTGATCCGAAGAAGCGCGCTGACGTTAAGCAGCCGTTTGAATAGACGCAAAAAAGCAAGGCGGCTAAGGACACGATTGGTTCGCCGCGATGGAACAAGGTCGCCAAGGAGCTTGGCATTGTCTCGCCAACAGAGCTACGCTACCAGCAGGCGCGCTCGCTAGGCATCGAGGGGAACTTTGATTGGACAGCGGATACATGGAAGACCCGCGTGGACAGTGGCGCGCCGTTCGCCGGCGGCGACTTCACGACTTACACAGGTAGCACCGACGCCGGACTTTCGCCTGGTGGTGGTGGGCGCCTCTATGATGCACAGCAGGCTATCGACGGGCTGCTGGCAGATGAGCTGAACCGCCGCGGGCTTGCGTCCATGTTTGGCAAAGACAAGCTGTTTGCGCGCAATGCGCAAGAGATCTTGTGGGCCATCGAAAAGAAGGACAACCCAATCCTCGCCAACAACGACCTTTCGCTTTTTGGCGATAGCATTCAACCGCTCAAGCAGGAGCTGCAGGCGATTGCCGGAACCGGCGGACAGCGCAATGTCCGCGGCGCGCAGGTGCTGGATGCTATGGAGCGCGCATACACGGCTATGGCAATGCAGGAGATGCCATTCGAGGTGGCGACTGTAGGCACCGGACGGACGGCCACGGCAATCAATAGCGCTCTGGCCGCCATGAAGGCCGCCGGAGACCCGGACCCGTTAGCGCGGATGACTGCGCATTATGCCAACAACCTGGCCGACGAGCTGACTGGGTTGGCGACCGAGCATGGCATGAAGCTGCAGGTTGATTCAGTGAAGACCGATCTCGGCGGCTTCACGATGGACGACGGCAGCTACACCGAGACGCCACAGATTACAGCGGTGATCCGCGGCAACACAAGCGACACAAAGTATTTGATGCAGGTCGTCAATGAGGCGGTCGAGCAGCAGGGCGGTAACTTGTTCCGCCGGCCAAGCGTCAAAGAGCTGTATGATCCGGCGGTAGAAAAGCAGCCGGTTGTATCGTTTGAAACCTCGCAAATGACGACGGCGCGGCGCACGGCGTTTGTTACTGACCTTGCAAAAATCCGCGACAACAAGGGCGACCGCATCTTTACTGGCTACACGCCTTCGGAAAATGGCGTATTCATCGGCGGCCAGTTTTACAACGGAGACTTTGCGGCAGCGGTGCGCGCGGCACTGCCAGCGCTCAACGCCACAATGAAAAAGCACGGCGTGGCGACTTATGGCGTCGAGAGCATGATTGTTCCATCCTATCGCTCGTCTGATCAAGTTGCCCCAAGCGCATTCCGAGACGCCGTACAAAAGTTGTTTTACGACAAGGCTGTCAGCGGTATTGCGGCAGATGCGCCGACCTCAATCCTGCAGCCTGCGAGCGTCCGAGCCAACTTGGAGTCTCGCCTAAAGAAAAACGAAGCAATGTTTTCTGGGCGCGACAATCTAGATGCGCTGGCTAAGGCAATAAACGAATCCGGCAGCATGTCTGCAGACCAAGCCCTAGCGCGCGTTGGCCAGACCATGAAAATACCGGAGACCAAAAAAATGCAGGCAGCGTTTTCTGACTACGTCCGCGGCAATCGAAAGAGATACGATGCTCTGCCGGCGGCGGATAAAAAGGCCGTGTCCGAATACATTAAGCAAGCGCGTGAAGCGGCCAAGGCGCTGCGCGACCAAGAGGTGGCCTTTTCCAAGGCCGCCAAAGAAGGCATTCGGAAGCGCCGTGCCGAAATAGCCGACCGCTATGACCCACAAAGGGCGCTCGACGAGATTGACGCGGCCAGCCTGCTGGGGTATATGGGAGACTTGGAGACAGTGCCATGACGAAACAACAAATGATTGAAAGGCAACGGCGCCAGCAGGAAGATATTGACTGGCTGAACGCGCATGCACCGAAGCCGGCCACATGGACTATTGGCAAGGAGCTGGGCGAGAACGGCGCGTTTGTCGCGCTGGGCATCCGCGACGCCGACATCTCGCCGCGGAAAGACGCCCAGCCAAAATAGCTCATCTGGCACGTCCAGAAAGAGACTAAGGGTCAGCTACGGCTGGCCCTTTTACTTTGCCCCAAAGATTCCCTTCGGCAGTGTCACGCTTGACTCATAGGTCGCGTAGTGCCGCAGCGTCACGGCCGCGCTGGTGTGGCCTAGCAGCTTAGACACCAAGCTGATCTTCCCGGTCGCAACCAGCCAGTCGCTGCCGGCCTGTTTGCGCAGCGTGTAGAGTAGCTGCTCGCGGTCTGGCATGTAGCCGCGGAGGAAGGCGTTGAAGACGCGCATGAGCCAATTGTATCGCGTGTAGGGCGTGCCGCCCGGGATGCCGTAGTCATCGCAGGCCAGCAGCTCGGCGGCCATGTCTGGCGGGATACCGATGTCGCGCTCACCGCGGCTGCCGGTCTTGAGCGCAAAGTCTTCTGAGGGACGCTGCCGAACGCACAGGAAGTGCTGTTCCCCTCGCCTTTCAATCCAGCCCTTGCGGAAGCCGGCAATCTCGCTCGGACGCAGCCCAAGATAGCGCGCCAAGATCCACGCGCGCCGGATGCCGCCGCCGGTGACCTTGGTCGCCTTGTCGATCTCCTCCAATGTCTCTGCGGGCAAGGGCTGGAAGGCGTCCAAGTGGACGCGCAGTCCGGTGCGGGTGCAGGCGTCCCGGAACTCGCTCATGTCTGGCAGGCCGTCGAAGCCCTCCCAGTCGTTCTGCCGCGCGAAGATCGCCCGGGCGCTGGCGAGGCAGGACTTTTGCGTGCTGGTCTTCACCTTGGCGTTCTTCAAGTAGGCGGCAACCAGGGCGCGGTTGAGGCGGGAGAGCGCAAGGTCGCGGACCTTCTGGCCGTCATCGGTCTGCAGGGCAGCCTTGATCACGCGGTAGAGGCAATTCACATTGTCCCTGCGAAAAGCCACTGTGCTGGTCGCCAAGTAATGGTCACAAGCCTTGCCAACCGTGGAGCTGGTATCGCGCCGGGAGAAGTCCCGCAGCGCGGCAATGCCCTCGTCCGCGGTGCGCTCGAGGATGGCTTTGGCCTTGGCCTTGGCGGTCGGCAGGTCGGATGTGGCGAGGCTGATGCGCTGGCGGATGCGCTTTTCGGGATGATAAAAGTGCAACCGGTAATACGGCGAATTGGCAGCAGTGCGCAGCTTTCCGGTCAGTCCTCTCGCTTTGATGATGGTCTCCATGGCAGACAGATTGCATCTGCGTTTGGCTCAGTCAAGTCGGGTGTGCCAAAAGTGTGCCAAGTAGTGAGCCAAACTGTGGCAGCACGGTCAGCATCTGTTGGCACCTGTTGGCACCACAATAACAGAGAAAAACAAACTTTGCTCCCGTAGCTCAGGGGATAGAGCAGCGGATTTCTAATCTTTGCTCTACCCCTGTCGCTATGCGGGTTTCCGGCTGTCGTGCCGGATAGTGTGTCAGCATTGTAACTACAACTTTTCCGCTCTTTCTGGTATAATAGAAGGCGGAAAGGAGGTGGCGCGATGCGTTACGACACATCACCCATGGGCATTGTCTACGGCCCATATGGAGCAGTGGGATTTGTCGGCGGGCAGAGCAACTCGAGCTGGATCACGGTCTTGCTCGCGTGGCTAGGTTTGAAGCCGGCGTAGTACCAGCGGCCGCAGGCAGAGATGCTTGCGGCCGTTTTGCGTTAGCAGTAGGCCGCTTCGCGCGTCTCAATGTGGTGCTCAATCGCCGCAACACTCTCGGGATACGGCAGCACATCAAGGTCGCCGCACGCATGCAGCACCTGCGAGTCGCACAGGCACTGCCGGCGCATCATGGCGAAAAGCTCCGGTGAGTCAAAGCGGCGACCGGCGAGGCGGATGCCGCCCCATGGGAACGTGCCGGTGAGCAGGTAGTCGTGCCTGATCATAGCTGCGGCCGATACTGCTGCGTTGCGGAATACCAGTGGACATACCGCGGCACGCGGAAGAGCAGATGCTTGGGGACGGCGTATCCCTCGTAGCTGGTGTAGGTGTCCTCGACGCTGCTGTCTTGAGGCACTTGGCATTGGACCCGGACATCGTGCCGCCAGTTGCCGTCCGCGTCGGCCTCCACTGGGATGGTCAGCGGCGTGAGGCCCATGTATTCGCCGTTGAGGAAGACCACAGCGCCGATAGGCTGGCTGGCGATCTTCATGGGCACGATGCGGGCAGTTGGCCGGCGGACCTCCGGCTCGACCGCGGCGCAGCCGGTGATGACCGCCGCCAAGGCCAGAGGAGCGGCGTGTCTGGCGATGGTGGCGATCATTCGGCAACCTCCAGTGGCAGCGCAAGCTGCGGGTCGGCGGCTTCCTTGCGGGCCAATTGAACCGTGTGAGCGTGCCGGATGACAAGCTCGGTGAGTTTGAGCGCGGCAGCCACGTTGTAGTCGTGCGTGGAGTTAAACTCCGCGGCAGTCTGGACGATGGCGTGGATGTTCATTTGCACGCCTCGCAGTTGCACGGCAGCACGCGCTCGGAGCGGGCCGCGCTGCGTGTGTCTTCGTGTATCGCGTGAACCGCGCCAACACAATCGCCAGCCCACTTCCAGCCGCGATTAAGTTCGATCCAATAACCATCGCCGCCATCGTCAGGATGGCCGTCATCGTACTCGCGCAAGACGTGCCTGGGGGCGAGCCTGTATGTGGTGTGTGTTTTCATGTGGTGTGTAGATGCTGTTGGCATCTGTCCGCACTATATAGCATCTGTTGGCATCTGCAAGCCATATTTTCAAAAATCTGCAAAATAGTTACTTCTCTCTGTAAATCAGCGACTTACTGGAGCGCCTTTTCCAGCTTCGCTGCCATCCCGCCGACATTCCGCAGGATCATCGACCGGAACTGCTCGGTCATGGGGCCACCGAAGGCATCCTCGAGGTCCATGTAGAAGTCCAGCGCAACGCCGGCATACTTGGCAGCACTAAGGTGTGCGGCCGGAGCGCGGCGCTGCAGCCTGGCATGGGCGTCATGGCTGATGTTGGCGAAGACAGACCTGCGTGAGCCGACAAGTCGCTTCGGTTTCTTTGTGGTATTCATAGCGCCAACAGCCTCCAACAGACGCCAACAAATGTCAATTGGGGTCTATGCCCCAGACCGCACAGAGATGGGTGCAAAATAATGCTTGCACCTGTGGGCACGTGTAGGCATCTTACGCGAAATGCACGCCCACCTCGCCCTCACCGTGAAGCAAACCGCCAGAGCACTGCAGGTCGGTGAGCGTCGCGTCCGCGGATGGATCAAGGCTGGCGAGTTGCCGGCGTTCAGCATCGGCCCGCGCGAAGGCACACGCATCTCGCGGTGTGCCATCGACAACTTCATCAAGGCGCGGACTTTCAATGTCGTTGATGCCCACAGATGCCCACAGACGCACAAGGATTCTCTATGACAAACACCACACCCACCCTGCTCGAAGTCTTGGGCTATCTCACCGATCCGGTCTTCACGACTGTGATCGTTCTCACCATCGGCACGTTCGCCGCGCTGCAATTCATCAACAAGATCGGAGGCGCGCGATGATCGATCTCACAATCGACGCGCCGTATCACCCGGCCGCGCTGTGCGAGTGCGGAGACCCCGAATGCCTGGGACCCGCCGATGCCGTCATTCCGGTGGTTGAGGCGCTGGCCGTTTCGCTGCCTCAGTTGGAGTCGCCGATGCTCAAGTTGATCAAGGAACGCAACGAGGCGCGCCGCCTGTGCGAACTCCTCGCCGGCTCTTACCCCGACATTGCCACGCTAACCAACAGCAAGGCCATCGATGCGGCCAACGCCGAGATGCACCAGGCGCTGTGGGCGTATTGCAAGGCCAAGAAGGACTGGGACAAGCGCAGTTATCAACTCGGAGGTGAGCAATGAGCTACGAACTCGGAGACCCGGACGACCGCTGCTGCGATGAGGGCCGCGAGGCGGACATCGAGGCGCGTGACGCGGATGACTGCAGCAAGGCTTACGGCGTGCCGCACGATCCCTACGCGCATCGCACGCCGGAGGAAGATGCCGAGTGGGAAGCGGATAAGCGCTTGGAGTACGAGGCGGATCGGATCTGCGGGCATCACTGGGGGAACTGCTAACGGAGACAACAATGTGGATACTACCAAAGCAATTACACACGTCTCCCTTTGTGCCGGATACGGAGGCATTGATCTCGGACTTAAACGAGCAATCCCAAGCCTGCGCACAATCGCTTTTAGTGAGATCGAAAGTTTCGCCTGCGCGAACTTGGTCTCTAAAATGGAAGCGGGACTCTTGGACCCAGCTCCTATCTGGACGGATCTTAAAACCTTTCCATGGTCCGAGTTTCACGGCTGCGTGGACATCCTTTCTTTTGGATATCCATGCCAGCCGTTTTCAGCCGCCGGCAAGCGACTCGGCGCCGAAGACCCAAGACACCTCTGGCCGTTTATCGCAGCCGGAATTGCTGCAATGCGACCAAGTGTCTGTTTCGCTGAAAACGTCGAGGGACATATCAGCCTTGGGCTTCCCGACGTGCTGCAAGACTTGGCAGGAATGGGTTAC